TTCTATTTCAGGGTGGGGTTCTGGAATATCTCAAAGCAAAAAAGGTAATGTAGTAGAGTTTCGTAGAGGTGGTATTCCAGATATTGGAATGCAAAGGCAAACTTTTCAATTTAAACGTGGTGGTGTTGGTAGCTTGCGTGAAGATGGGCCAGAGGCTATACTAGGTTTAGCTCGTGATGCTCACGGAAACCTGGGTGTTAGACAGATTGGTGGAGGTTCAGCAGGAGGAAATGTTTACAATATTTCAGTACAAGTTACTGCTAATAAGAACGACTCTGCAGACGAAACTGGAATGAAGATTGCCAGAGCTATGATGAAAACTATAGCTAGGGAAGAAATTTCCAACGCCACCCGTGCAGGTAATACTCTAAATAAAACTACTAAATTTGGGTAAGTTATGACTACGATAAGTATGCCAGTTCCTGGCAAAATAAGTCTGAATATAGATATGGAATTAACCTTCAAGGAAGTTACTGCAAATTTTGGAGATTCTCAGCAACAAGTTTCTCCTTTAGGTATTCATCCTATGGTAGAGCTATGGCAGATTACCTGGGCACCACTGACGCAAAGCGAGTATCAAACAATCCTTGCTGCAGTGCGAAGCGTAGGTACTTGGGGTAAAATACTGTGGACACCTGAAGATGAAACTGTAGAAAGAACTTTCAAAATAAAGTCAGGAACTTCTTTCCGCAGAACTCGTATCGCTAGACGACAGTACCAAGCTACACTAACGCTAGAAGAAAACTTTAGTGTAGGTTAATTATGAGCTTAGAACAAGAAGTAAATTCATCAGAAACTTCGCCGTACATTGAGTTATTTATAATAGACTGTACGATAATAAATAAGCCTATTTATTATTTCACTACAGGAGCTGCTTCAGTAACTTTCAATGGGCAAGTTTATACTGGTATGGGTATACGACTCACTGGTGTAGGAACTAACTCTTCCACTGCACCAGCTAGACCTACGCTTGAAGTTCAGAATCTTGTCGGTCTTGATGGAGCTTTTCTGAAACTATTTGGAACACTCTGCTTTGAAAATGAAGATATGGTAGGAGTTGAGATTACCTACATTAGAACTTTTCAAAACTTCTTAGCTTCCGGATTCTCTGCTCCACCACTCAAGTACACAATAGGTAAAAAACTTTCACATAATAGAACTGCAATTAAGTTTGAACTTCGCAGTCCTTTAGATAGAGATAGGTCTTTCTTACCAAAACGCAGAATGCTGAAGAAAGATTTTCCTGGTTTAGGTATAAATAAAAGGGTAGGTTAGTATGGAACTTTCTATAACTCAGTGGACTGCTATTGAAGATTATACTCTTGCGCAGTACCCAAAAGAAATGTGTGGAATTATTCTGAAAAGTACTGGAGAGTTTGTTCCACTGGAGAATTCTCATGAAACTCCAGAAAGTGCTTTCAGTATTCTGCCAGAACGTTTTGCAAAGTATCTTGGTGACATTGCTGCAGTACTACACTCCCATTGTACTTCTAGAGTTCAGCATGAAGTATTTGATCTGCGGACTCCATCTTATAAAGATATTGAAATGCAGAAAGCTTCCGGTATTCCTTGGGGTATTGTAGGTTGTGAAGGTTTTACAGTTTCTTATCCAATCTGGCTGCCTAGAAAACCTAAACAAAAATACCTAAACCGCAGATTCATTTGGTTTATAGATGACTGCTATTCCCTGGTACAGGATTATTATTTATTTGAACTGGATATTAAACTACCAGATCATAAAGCTACAGAAGATTTCGAACAACTACGCAACTTTAATAATCTGTTTGATGCTCACATTCTTGACTATGGATTTCATCAGCTTCCAGTAGATACTAAATTAGAAAAAGGTGATTTACTCCTGTTAGACAATGCCGGTGGAACACGTAACCATCTTGGTATCTATACTGGAACAGGTATTCTTCATCAGTCTTTAATAAGCAAAGAAGAATCTTTAGAGCATTTTGTTAATAAATTCCATATGGTACTGCGGCATGAAAGTAAAATTATTTAAAAATCTAAATGAATGTGATGAGTTTGAAACTTCTCTTACTGACATTAGGGATATTTTATCTTTCATAAAGCTCAGGACTTCTAAAGAATTTCTTGAAAACTTCTTAACTAGAAAATATAAATATGTTCTTTATTCTGAAGTTGAAGGGATTGAGCCAGTTGCCCTTGAGCCTGAAATCATAACTTCAACCTTAAGTATCTATGATACTTTATTAATTATCCCAGAATTTGAAGGTGAGATTCCTGCAGTAGCTGTGGCTGGTATTATTGGTGTAGGTACTGTAACTGCAGCAGGTGCTTTAGTCGCTACTACAGCAGAACTTATTTTAATTTATGCCATCACTGCTATCGTTAACATTGCAATTTCTCTGGCAATAAGTATGATCACTCAGGCACTTTCCCCAACACAGGAGTTTGCTTCTGATCCTGCTATAGCACAAACTAAACAGTCCAGTCTATTCAACGGCGCTCCAATTATCAGAGAACAAGGTGGTATCGTTCCGCTCTGCTATGGTGAAGGTTTTGCTGGCGGTGTTTTAATTTCTTCTTCTATTACAAGTACACAGGGTTAATTATGCAAGAACTAATTTTAGCAGGTGAAGGAAAAGGTGGCGGTGGTGGTCATACACCAGCCGAACTGGATGATACTCTGCGTAGTAAACAAACTCTAAGATTACTTTTTGCTGTAAGTGAAGGTGAAATTGATTCTGTAGAAGATATCTATCTGAATAAAGTTTCAATTTCAAAATACACGGGTACGTGGGGTTGGACACCTGGAACATCTAATCAAGAAGTTATACCTGGGTTTGTTGATGTAGAAAGTCCTCAGTCACAAGCGAATGTAGAAATAACACAAGCAAATCCCTTTACACTGTCAGTTCCTTCTGATGTAGATGCAGTAAGATTTACTTTAGTAACTCCTGTACTTCGCGCATTGCAGGAAAATAAAGACCTTGGTGGTGCTTCGATAAAACTAAAAATCTATACCAGACCAACTGACGATGTTGGTGGCCCTTCTTTTACTTTTATAAGAAACGCCAATAAATCTGGTAAAGCTTCAAATCCTTATGCTTGGGATATTTTAGTAGAACGTCCAGCTGATGTAATACCTGGAGATTTCTGGCAGATCCGTATTACTAGAAATAATCCAGTTTTATCAGGTACTGCAGGTTCAAATAGTTGTAATATAGCTGGCGTAACTCACATCCGGTATAAACAACTTAACTACCCAAGAACTGCACTTATCTGGGCCATACTTACAGATGCAGATGAATTCGGCAGCAGTATTCCTGATGTAGTTTTTAAAGGTCGCTGGATTAAAGTTAAAATTCCTTCTAACTACACACCTTGGGTAGTAGGAAGCAGCACGCCTGCATCTTATTCTGGTACCTGGGATTTAACTTTCACAGCTACAGAATATTGGACAAGTAATATTGCCTGGGTAATTTTTGACGTCCTTACTAATCAGTACAGAGGTCTTGAAATTCCAATTTCTGATGTAGATAAAGTTTCTTTCTATGAACTCTCGTTAGTGGCAGATCAGCTTATCTCTGATGGTAAAGGTGGCTGGTGCCCAAGATACAGTATAGGAAATCAGTACTACACAAGGGAGACTGCAGTAAAAACTTTGAGTGAAATGCTGGCTTTATGCAACGCTCAGTTTGGTCAAAATGAATTTGGTCAGTTATCGATCATCTTTGATAACCCAAACATGCAGGTCAGTAAAATTGTCACTAATGCAAATGTAATTGAAGGATTATTTAATTACAGTTCCAGTGACATGGAAAACAGAACTACTCAAGTAAACGTAACTTATAATAATAGACTAAATTTCAGTGAAACTGATACTGTAACAGTTCCTGATAATTCTCCAACAACCTTTGAACAGGAAATGCAGGCTAGGTATGGTTATGTACCTACAGATATTCCTTTCCCTGGCTGCACCTACGAAGCACAAGCTATCCAGAAAGCTAGACATACTTTCTATACAAACTGTGTAAATACCAAAATCATTTCTTTTCAAGTTATGATGACTGGACTTACTTACAGTATGGGAGAAATTATCTCTATTATGGATAGCGAAAATGCACAGAAAATGCAGCATGCTATCGTAAAAACCAGCACCTTCGTAAGTGGGAATACTGTAATCACTCTCGATAGGGAAATAGAAATTGATAACCTGGTAATCAGTAAACTTCAATACTATGGTACTGATGCTGTAACAGTACTTTTACGAAACGTAACAGAACAAAATACAACTACTGATACTGTAACTCTTGCTGGTAATTATCCTGCGTTCGTTGGTAGTCCTGCCATCCTATACGGTACAGTACAGCCACAATTAATGCGTGTTGCTGCTATTGAAAAAGAGGATGAATTTTATGCAATTTCCTGTATCGAGTATGACCCTAATAAATGGAGTTACATAGATTCTGAGATTATCATTGGTACAGGTTCAGGTAGTTTTGTCAACTTAACAGACTTTACAGCTGATCCGGTAACTAATTTAACTGTAACACCAAGAGCGTACACAAGTGGGCTGCAATCTGGTGTTTACTTAGATGTTTTCTGGGATTGGTCTAGTGCTACAGATGTTAAAGCAACTTTCCAAGCTGCATGGCGTCGAGACAATAGAGATTATACAGTAATTAAAGCTATTGAAGCTACAAGTTTTGATATCCCAGATGCACTTGCTGGTGTGTATGAAATAACTGTATGGGCAGTTCATCCTTCCTCTGGGGTTCGTTCAACTCCTACAGTAATTACTTACTCATACAAAGTAACATCTGGTTTATCAGAACTTGAACCTCCAACTAATGTAAGAATTAAAGGAACTGCTGGAACTACCTATACAACTCAGGATATGACACTTGTATGGGATTTCAATACTACTAATCAAGCAGAAGGTATTGCAGATGCTCTGAAAGACTATGTTGTAGAACTTTGGCTTGTTGGTGGCGGCGCTGCAATTACTTCTTATGATGTTCCAGCAGATTCTAATCTGAACGGAGAATTCATATTAACTTTTGCAAGTAATGTTGCAGTATTTGGAACCCCTACACGACAGTACCAGGTCAAAATTTATAGTAGAGATCTTTCTGGAGATTTAAGTAATGCTGTAGCTGTTACAGTAAATAATCCTGCACCAACTGTAAGTGCTTTCACTGTCACCGGAGCTTTCAATAGTATTTCAGTAGATATTGATCCTGTAAATGATCTGGATTTAAAATATTACAGAGTTTATCGTAGTGACTTCTCTTCTGGCCCTCCTACAGTACTGCTCGCTGAAGGTAATACAACTTACTTTAATATTGAAACTGCAGCTGGTGTTGAATATTGGTACTCTGTATCTGCTATAGATTCTTTTGGAACAAGTGGAGAAGTAATTACTACAAGACAATCCGCTACTGCAATATCAACTGAAGCTAACACTTACACTTTTGCAAATTTAACTTTTACACCAAACAGTCCTGCAGCAAATTTTGTAAGTTGGTCATCTTTTCAAGTATCTAAAAATGGAAATACACCTTTTACAGTGTCGGCAGGGAATGCTGGTTGGACTACAGGAATATTATATCTCTATTACATAGATGATGATAATACTCTGAACACAACAACTTCTTTAAGTGTAGCTGTTCAAGGTAGAATTGTAGGTTCTTATCATGGAGGCACTAATATAGTAGCTGATGAAGGTAGAGCTTACATGGATGGTGATATGATTATCGCTGGTACTGTCGGTGCTAATCAGTTATTTGCTGGTGAGGTCATAACTCAAGCAGCTCAGATTGGTGATGTTCTTCAAAGTGATAATTTTAACTGGGCAGTTCCTTACGCTGGCTGGCGCCTAGATAAATCAGGTACTCTACGTGCTTCAGCTGTTGAAATAAGAAATAGTGCAGGTAGTTTAGTTTTTAGTACTGGTCGCGGTATTTCAGGAAATTTTATAGATATTTCACCATCTGGAAATATGTTTCCTAACTCAGATTTTGCAAGTGGATGGGCGGGTTGGTCTGTTGCTTGGAATCCAGGAGGCGGAACCAATTACTTCGTTGACCGAGACTTGGGTTCAAGTGTTTACGCACCTGCAGGGGGGCATCAAATTGGGTGTGTAAGAAATGGAATCACTCAAGCGGCATCAAATTGGTTTGACATAACTTATGAGCATTACTTTCCAATTCAACCAGGCATAGCTATT